CAAGAAGAACGCACATATGCAGAGCGTGAGTTCGACAGGCTGGGGCTAGACTACACACAGATTGCACCTCGTCGTATGAAGGGTGGTATCGGCAGTGCTGACCTAACTACTGAAGCAAAAGAGGAGATGGCACGATTTGTTGAAGGTGCTATTTCCGATTATATTATGAATGATCCTGAGTACCGTAATATGCCAGAGATCGTAAAGAAGGCAACCCTACCTGCGTATGTCGGAGAGTTCCGTGGTGAAGCCCGTGCAAGGGTGCTAGACTTGGATCGTTATACTACTGTAGAAGACATGCGCCGTGTTGCACGTGCCAAATACTTTGACATACCTACAAAGAAAAGAGACCTGATCGCACACTATTACAAGGGCGAAACAGGTCTCGACTTAGCAGACAGTAAGGATTACCTAACTGCCCTCTACATTAAGGAGCAACGAGGGCTTTAAGATTATCCAAGTACGCCTTATCCCAGCCACGCTGCCATTCTTTGGCAGACGTGGTATTTTTTCGCATTGGGTTTGCGACCTGATGCCAGCGTACACCGTACTTCACAGTGTCTCGTTCTTCAACACGAGAGAACGCAGCGTACCCTCGCTTATAGTCGTTAGCAAGTTTTTCGTTTACCATTCAGAACTCCTTTCAGTTATCGTAGACAATCGCATATAGTGTGTATCAATGCAACACCCATTATATAGGCAATGTACAGTAGAATTAAACCTATCCACACACGTATTATCCATTTAGACATACTCAAATATTCCCACCACAAGGATGGCAGCAGAGATAGCATTCAACACAATGATTGATCTGTCGTGCCACATGAATCCTACCCACGCCCACAATCCCATACCAATGATACCGAAGATCATGTCAAGGAGATGTGAGTAGTCTGCTGCTCGTATCACGATTGCTGCTAGTATAAAGAAGCTGGCAGTCCACTTGACATACCACGTAACATCCTTGTATGGCGTTACCTTATTAACGGTTGTCGCCTGACCCACTGATCTTGCCTCGCTTGTGTCTGTCTGCAAGTTTCTCAAGGTTCTTCTCCATGATGTGTCCAAGGTTCATCTCAAGTTCTTCAGCCAGTACAGCGCAGTACCACAGCACATCACCAATCTCGTATCCAATCTCAATACGCTTGGCAAGATACTCGTCCTTGGTTGCACCATCACGAATGAACTTCTTTACTTTGTTTGCAATCTCACCCGACTCACCTGTCAGGCCAAGAGTAAGGTACTCCATAGCCTGTTTCTTTGGGAAGATTGCTGTCTCACATGCACGAGACTGATACTCTGCTGCAGTAATACTACTCAACTGCCTCTCCTTCATCCACCTTTTTGCTTCCAGTTCCAAGTCCATTCGGGTTCTCCTCTTTAATCCAAAATCGTAGCATGGACAGGCGATCTTCGTGCAGTGCCATACTATCTAACTCTTTTTGTATTGATTCCATAATATCAGAATGCTCACCAATACCTGCAGGATTAGAGAGATACACGTCAATGTTTGTCTTGTGCAGATTGATGTTCCCAATCGCATGTGTTCGTAAGGCTTCAATTATTTGTCTTTGCATTCTCTTTCTCCTTTTCTTTTAGTTTCATCCACTCTTCGTAACATGGGTGGTGACGAGGTGGATTATACTGTACCCATCCCTCGCCACGTTTCCATACCCTACCACTAGGCGGCTTCAATGTCAACCACCTCACAGACACCTGCTGTGCAAGCCAACTCACGCCCACCAGATGTATGATCCTCTTTCTCAAACTCCTGCAGTTTTGACCAGTCAATTGCTCTAGGCATCGCAGAAAGGGCTTCTTCATACTGCTGTTTGTCAATGTCTTGATACACAGCTTGCTGATATACGTAGTCACTAAACGGCAGGAAGCTGATGCCTGACACTTCGTCAAAGTGTTCAAACACCCACGCACCCACAGTCATCCACTCGTGTTCCTTTACCGTGATGGTGACGGAAGGCTTATGCTCACACCAGTGTCTCTGATATGTAAGCCACAACTCAAGTTGTTCAATAGCTGACATGTCATTTCGGCAGACAGCATTTGATGGTGCTTTCATGGGAAAGCTGAACACTGTCGTGCTGTCAGGCTTAGAGACATCAGGTTCTGCAGGGATACCTTGGGCAATCATAAACTGTGTGATCGGGTCTTTGTTATCACCACGCACTGTCCGAATGTAGTACGGATTGTGACGTGCATGAATACCCGACGCACTGTCCACAAGCTGTGACACCGTGCCTGACGGCTTCACGCAGGTGATAGCTGTTGACTGTGGGATGCCTAGCTGTTCTGCCATAGCAGCATTAGTAGTGATGGCTTGTTCCTTGAGTGCATTCAGCGTAGCACCAATGTTCATGCCAAGGTGTGCTGACTTACCGGACATCATAGCGTTGTCCATAATACCTGTCAGAGATACACCAAGCAAACGCTCTTCTTCTGTATTTGTACGCCAAATCTTACGCAGATATTTGAAGTCAGTCAGCGTAGATTGGAACGTGCCAAGAATGGTAGCAAGACGTACCTTTTCTGTGAGTGACTGTTGTGTATCTGACGCACGAACAACAACCTCTGACAAATTACAGAACTGATATGGACGCAGAATAATTTCACTACATGGGTTCGTGCCAAAGTCAATGTAGCTTGACCCAGCCCTGTGAGGGTGCATTGTGTACTGTGAATCTGTATCGTCAATAGGAGATGCGTTGTGTAGTTTACGACGGCCATTCTTCGCTGCTTGTTTGACAGCCGACTGACGATTGAAGATGCCACGCTCACCAGAGCCAGACTCATACAGAGACAGCCACTCACGCATGAATGTACCCATCTGTGGCTTCTCTTTGTAGGCTACACTGTTGTTAGCCAAAGCACGTTGACCTTCACGGTAGATATTCTTCTCTGGCTCGTCCCACCACTGTCCCGACTTGGCATGTGCCATCTGATCGTCGTTGAGATTAGACAGACTAATCAGGGCAGAACGACGCACACCACCAACAACTACGACTTCACCAATCTTACACATGATGTCGTGGCATTCGATGGGGTACAGACGACGACCTGCTGCACCTTTAAACTTCTTGATACAGAAGTTGAAAAGGTTCTCCAACGGGGCTGGGCCACTAGCACGTCCACCAAAAGTCTTGAGACGTGCGCCAGCAGGGCGAACCTCACTAACATCCCACTTGGGGATTTGCCCTGCGTATAGGAGAGAGATAAGTTCACGCAGGGATTTGGCCCAGCCAGGACGGGAGTCGCCAACCTTGATGACGGTATCAGTTTCGTGCATCACTTCGTTGACGATGGGCAGCTTCTCTACAATGTGTCTCTCCACAGAGAAGCCTACACCAGTGCCACACATGAGGATATACATTGTCTCGTCAAAGGCACGAGGACTATCCACTGGTACGTAGGAGCAATTGTAACCACCGACGTGACAACGGTCAAGCGCGGGACCGGCAGTCATCAATGCTCTCATGCTTGGCATGATGTCTTGGTTAAGCACAGCCTCTTCAAGTTCTGCCCGAAGAATGTCATCCATTACATAGTTGTGCTTCTTGTACAGATGACTGTGCATATAATCAAAGTAGCGAGATACAGTTTCAGGCCATGTCTCACGGCGCTGTTCGTCTTCTTTCCATCTCGCATATCTGGAAAGGGCAATAAAGTTTTGGTAGTCTGTCGGTAAATAATTGCTCATGGTGTCACTCCGTTGTTACTTTCATATGTCTTACTGATACGCCTTCCATTTCGTGGAAGTAATCTTCTAAACTTTCTTCTATTTCTTCTGTAGGATTCTCGTCTGCTGGCATAGGATACTCCTCTGGGTCCAACACGAGATGTGCATAGACCTTAACTCTCATCGTAGAATCCCTCTACCTCTTTGATAAGTTCATTAAGGTACCAACGAGCCTTCTTCAAATCCTCTGTACCATTCTTGTAACGATAGCGCCACAGATACTTGAGGATGTTACCTTGTAGATAATACTCAAACCCGTCACCTGTTGCAGCACGAAGAGCATCAATACATTCAATGCCAGTTTTGTTGTAATGGGGTGGGCTGTTTACCATGTCAGCTTGTTGTGCTGCTTGGCGCATATATTCTTCATGCCTTAGATGTGTCATCATGCTTCTCCTTTCGTTGTAGTTGTGAAGGTAAGTCGAACAACATTACCATCTTCCTGTTCTACTAAGACTTCCTGTTCCTCTTCTTCATATGGGTCATCACTCCCTGTCCAGAAGTCTTCAGCGTTATCCTCTACATACTTGTAGACCTGTTCACGAATATAGTCATCCTGTTCCATAACTGGAAGAGATGCAAGAAGCATCATAACAAATAACTCCATACCACGATATACTTCAGATGTTAAATCATTATCTGCAGACGTGATAACAGAAACATGTGCATCACCTGTCCACTCACCTCGTTTAGAAAAGGTGGGGCGTACCCTAATTACAAAGTCCTCATTTTCTATTGGTCCGTCCACGATACACTCCTTTCTTTTTTGTGCCTTTGAAGGCAATAAACTTTGGATGTTTGTTCTTGCCTTTTTCTTTCAGCCAATCTTCAGGAATTATCCTATCGTAGTATCTAAAGCCATACCTATGGCACCACTCAGCGTATGAAGATTTTGCTCCCTTTCTAAGTTTGCGACGACTGTTTTCAAATACAAAACGTATGTCTAGTTCTGGGTGTTGCTTCTTAATCGCTAGATGTTTACGCCTATCAGCTACAGTAAATACACCCTTTGTTTCAATGATGATGCCGTTGTGCAGCACGAAGTCTGGTGTATAAGTGCGATACGCCAAGTCTTCCCATTCAATCTTAACTCCCTCGTAGATAAACTTTATCTTGAGTTCTGTTAGCTTCTCACTTACGGAAAGTTCTAGACCACTTCTATAACCGTGCTTACGTGCTGCACGAAACCGTTTGTTGTCAAACACTAGAAGCCACGACCACGCCAGAAGTCCATAGGGTCACGATACCCTAGTGCTTTGAGTTCTTCACGAAGGACTTTATCTGCTTCATTACGCGCATCAATTGCTGCTCTGAGTCCGGCTGTCCTGAGTTCTTTATACTCTTTGCGAAGTTCTGCCAGATGTTGTTCAGCACTTTTAATTTCTTCAGCCAGTGTTTCAAGATTATTCTCCATTTACATTCTCCTCTACTAGTTCTACATAATGAACCATCTTAGGTTCTTTGGCTTGCGACTTTACAGCCGGTAGTTCTTTGACGTTAGGCCAGCAAGCATACCGATAGTCACAGAATGTACACTCTTTGCACAAGACCTTGTTACCTGTCTCCTTGCCTCTAAATGTCTCAAGCTGTGGCTCATAGCTACGCTCAAACTCATTGGCTCGTAGCTTGTCAGCGAGGTCTTCAATCTTCTTGATCTCAGACTCCAAGTCGATGTTAGCCGGTACATATTTGAACTGCCCGTTTGCTTTATTGATTACCCACCAACCACCAGGCTTCTGTCCCGTGGCCCGTGCGTAGCCAGCAAGCTGACCAACATATCCAAACGCATCATTGTCCTTCAGCACCTCGTAAGAGGCAAACTTATTTTTGTAGGACCAATCAGACGCTGACTTAATATCGTCTACAGCACCATCAATTACAAGGTCAAACGTACCATCTATCTCAGCATTCTTTGTACGAAGTGTTACCTTCTCTGAGTCGATGTACTTTACCTCTGCCTCTTTCAATAGTCCCTTGAAGATAGCTTCGATGATATCCCCAAGCAACATGTTCATAATGAACGTAGTTCGTTTTGGCAGTGCTGTTTCTGGTTTATTTTTTTCAAACCAAAGCTGGCAGTAAGGTCTACCAACATTGGACATACGTAGCCTAAACTGATTTCGTTTGCCACGACCAAACTGACGCAACACAGCATCTTGAATATCCCGTGATATCTGGATGGCAGTCTCTTTAGAGAACCCTGCCTTTCCGTTTACCACACGCTCAAGATAACCATGAAGCGCCAGTTCTGCTGGATGATTAATCTCAGTCAACGTCAGCTACCTCTACAGTAATGAACTCGTCAGCATCTTCTGCTGCTGCTGGTTCGTCCTCTTGATACGACTTATCCCACTCGTCCATCACCCACTTGTTGTGACCCTCAACATGTTGCAAGAACTCTGTCATTAGTTGCTTGTCACCATCGTTAATCTCAAGGACAGTGGACTCGTCCCAATCAATGATCGGCACAAAGTAAGAGAACCCAGTCTGCAAGTCACGCTTCGCAGTGCTAACAATCCACGGATGGCTCATCAGCAACCTCTGCTCACGCCCAAGCTGGGAGATAGTGGTACCAATATTCTTGTAGCCTTCTTTAGTGTCAACGTCCCATACGAATGGCAGGTTTTCAATGTCCATTGATTCACCCTCTTTGGTAACACCCTGCATACTTACTGTACCGTAGAGTACACGAGTACGCTTGATCGTACGGATCAGTGTCTTCATGTCCTCAGACAGCGCACTGAAATCTTTGATGTATCCACTAGGCTTACCACAGTTGAACGTACCAAAGTTATCCTTCAGATCAATGTCGAGGCTGTTCGCCATGACAGTCTTCTGATACGTACCCTTATCGTTATCATAACGCTGGTACATAAAGCGTTGAAGGAAGGGGCGAACAACTACACTATCTGCAAACACAGACTGCTTCTCCCCATTCTCCAGTGCCATCGAACCAGCAGATACAAGTTCTGCCTTGATGGTCTTGCCATTAACTTCAGCGTCACCCATGATAGCTTGCTTCACAATACGCAGACGGGAGAGGCCACCCTTTTTCTCCTGTGTATCGTAAGCAGTACCCATCATCTGAGCCATTGCTGCATAGTTGTTGGCATCAATAGTAGTTAGTTCACTCATAAGAACTCCTTTCTTTTAAGTTAGACGCGAAGTTATATCACACAACGTCTTTGGTGTCAAGCCAATTCGGACCCATTTTTGCTTCAAGTAGAAGAGGAACATTAAATGTTATTCCCCACCTTCCTGCAATCAAAGCTGGCAACTCCTCGTTAGTTCTGTGGATGGCTTGCAGAACAAGCCTCTCCTCATGTGGGTGTACGTCAATCACAATACTGTCATGCACAGTGTTGACAATACATGACTTGGCATAGGCAAGCTGATTGTCAATGTACAACAAGGCTAGTGGTACAATATCTGCCGTAGCAAAAGACTGCACAGGATAGTTCTTGATCTGGGTAAAGTATGATACCCTTCCATTTTCCTGGCGTTGCACATCTGGAAATGAGAACTCACGACCAGAAGGCGTAGTAATCTTACGATCAGTCAGTGCTTCCGTTGCGAGTTTCTCGTGCCACTTTGCAATGCCTTTGTACTTCTCCGTGAAGTGCGTATAATACTCAGCTTCCGCTGGAGTTCTCCCAAATCCCGTTGCCCCATAAAGAGGAGCAAACGTGTGCGCCTTCGCAGTTTGCCTGTCAGTAGGTTGACCTGCGTCTGTGATAACCTTTGCAGTATACGAATGTACATCAAAGCCATTAGTCACCTCTTCAATTGCTACAGGGTCTTGTGACAAGAACGCTGCCACACGAAACTCTAGCTGTGCAAAGTCTGCTTCCATAATCTTGCCACCTTCAAAGCGTGACACGAATACCCGTTTGATAGGAAACGTGTTACCACGTGGCATGTTCTGCATATTCGGATCAGCACCAGAGAAACGCCCAGTTGAAGTACGATGCTGTAGAAGTCGTACGTGCAGCTTGTCGTCCACCTTCTTGTGTAAACGTATGCCGTCGATGAAGGATGTCAGGTAAGTCTCTACGGCACTCAGCCTACTTACCTTTGACAGAAACTCTGATGCCTCTGCCATACCCTTCTGTCTTGCAATGCCCTCAAGAACTTTGAGACTGTCCTTGCTGGTGGAGAAGCCATTGGCAGAAACCCACTTAGCACTAGGCGCAGAGAACTTGAGGCCAGCAACTTCGGGCAGTTGTTGATACTGAAACCCTGACCCACCACACTCAGGACATTTGTTTGGCTTGGCGTATGGTTCACCGTTCTTCTTCGTCTTGTAGATATTACCACTGCCCTTGCAGTTTGAACACTGGATCATGCGAGTCTTCTGCACAACCTGCGTCTCCTTACGAACAGCGTCTCTGAAGTGCGTGTCCTTCATGTACTTGTGCGTGGCGTTGGCCCATACGTTTTTATCTTTGGGCTTGCGCGAATAAATTACCCACGACAATTGTTCTGGACTATTCAGATTGATATGCGTATCACCCATAAGGCGATGACACATCTGACGCAAGTCTACCTTGAGTGACTGCCGTTCCTCTTCGTACTCTTCACGTACCTCGTCTAGTGCATCTTCATCCACCGTAAAGCCACGCTGATAAATACGTGCAAGGCACACTGCTACCTGATTGGTCAGGTCTACAGTAGACATAAGCCCTGCGTATTCTGGCGAGTTAAGTTTGGCATACTGTCGGTCGGAGAGTTGCTGCGTTGCTTCAAGATCAGCAATAAGATACTCGTTCAATTCGTCGTAAGGAATCTCACTAGTCCTATATCCCTTCTTGAAGTATTCCTTGAGTGTGTCCTGCTTCTTAGTGTCCAACTCGTAGCGTTCAGCACAAGCCTCAAGGGACAGGGGTTGCTTCAACCCACGTTGCAGAATGTACTCAACCAGCATGGTGTCAAAGACTGGACCATTATATTTGAATCCAGACTCCCACAACCATAGTAGGTCATGCACGGCGTTGTGACAGATAAGTACAGTGGCCTCGTCAAGAAGCATCTGCACACGTTCACTGTAGTCGTGACCTGACACATGTTCCTTATGATCAAAGGGGAATGTCACGCACACGTCAGCGTCGGTCAGCATCCCCACCTGGACCAATGAGTTCTCAGGCTCAAATGGGTCCAGATGGAGTTTGCCTTCCCTCTCTGTCGAATTGTTCTCAACATCGAGTGTTAGTTTCATTTACTTCATTCCTGCTGCAGATACGCCAGCTTCGATGATAGCAATACCCCAAGCAAACTTGATGATAAATGGTGCAGCTAATGCGAGCATAGTTAGTCTCCTTTCATTGGTTCATAACTGAATAGGTTATACTTCATACCTACCCGTTTGGTTGTTAAGGTTGCAGTGCAACCGTCCATGCCACCCCGTCAACTTGTTCTTCACGATATTCAAGTGACGCTGTGGGTCTTGCGCGTTTGAACCTTCAAGGTGAGGGTTCGCGGCGATCAGTATCATCAGGTCGGCTTCGGCTGCTTTACCAGTCTTTGAGCCTTCCATCATGCTCTGATTTAGTACTGTCTTTCCTTCTGCTTCTGCAGACAACTGCGACATGTAGAACACAGCACAGTCATACTTCTTTCCAATCTCACGAGCATGAATAACATTCTTCTTCAGGATTTCGTCCTGCCGTAGATTGGATTTCATTGTAGCGAATTTCTCTCCCATGTCAAGTACTAAAACATCTGGGCGATACGTTTTTGCTACACGCTCTACCCATGCCATGTCCTGTCCAATGGAATCATACAGCTTGATGTTGTCCCTGACCTCGTTGTAACGAGCCAAGGCTTGATCCTTCTTACGCGCAAACTCTGTGTCGCTCATGCCTGTAGCTGCAGTGATGTACCTAGTACGCACACGCTCCTGCTTCTCCTCGTTCACAAGCACCACGCACTTCGCACCCTGCCTAGCAAAACCATTGGGGCCAGCCACCATGCTGGCGTGGAAGGATGTCTTACCTGTATTGGGACGCGCACCAATCTCAATAAGCTGACCAGCATCTACGCCAGGCACCACGTTGGCAAGCGTCGGAAGATTGAACGACCACTTGTTTTGCTCACCGATATATTCAATCGCTGCTTCGAGGCTCATGTCCAGCCAATCAAGATTGAGATCAGGTGACAGGTCTTCATTGTACCGTGTCAGCAACTCCCTGAGAGGCTCAAGAGTGGCCTCTTCTCCGTTGGAGTACATGACCCCCAAGTTGATGATCTCCTTGCCTATGTGGCGCTGGAACAGGCGAGAAACCACATCTGCTGCCACATCGTTGCCCATCACATTCTCCGACTTTATCTTGTGAAAAAGACTGGAGTAGGAATGTTCCTGCGCTGTCGTCAGGGCGGGGGTGTGTGACATAAAGTAGGCTGACACCTCGTCGGGCGTGACCGACCTCTTGTATTGCTGTAGCATCTTGTCAATGCAACGTATGATCTTCGTTCCCTCGCTTGTGAACAGATCGTCAGGGCATCGTGTTGCACGATACTGCCCATGAAAATCAATGTTCATCAAGGAGCGTATCATCTTCAGTTCCATACCATCTCTCCTAGCCTGTGAATATCATTCGGGTTTCTGTACTTCAAGTCCTCTTTCAAATTCATAATACGTGTGTCTGACACGTGCATCTCAAGTTGCTGTGCATGATACGCAGACTTCAGTATGGCATCAGGGTCAAGCGCCACAAGGATAGTCGAGAACTGTGAAAGATACTGCTTGTGAGTTTCATTGAGACTCGTTCCTAGCAATGCTACCCCTACACATTCTTTATTAGCATCAGCTACAACACCAGCACTAACACAGTCCTCGACCACGACAGCGACAGAACCAGAGCCGACGACGTAAGGGAGACTGCTAGAACCATACCTCATCCACTTCGGCTGTCGCTTTGTCAACGCCCTACCTGTGGCGTCAACAATAATATCACCATCACGCACCAAGAATACAGCGCGTTCTTCCTTGGCATCCCACATAAGACCTAACTCAATTGCATTCAAGCCCCACGAGTCTGCCCAATCACCAACGAATTGGTTACATGGTACAATATACTCAGGAAGCACAAACTCTTTTTCACTTTGTTGTTCACGCATCCTGGTCAAATCATCTACTGTCCACATCTTATGTCGTGTACCACTAACATCACAAGATGCTTTGTAACAGTTCCACACAATGCCACCACCAGTATTGGTTATGCTAAAGGTATTAAGTCCTTTGCACACAGGGCAGTCGGCACGTACAGTCTCTCCAAAGGTGACATCGTACTCATCTAGTATATTATTTAATGTTGTATTCATAGTATATACTCCTTCTTGTGCGACATCTCATGTTCATTTACCACGATTCTTCCTCATTGTCAAGGCATAATTTGCACTGTCATAGGTATGTTTCATGTACGGCTTAACCGATTGTGGGTTAACATGTCCTGTTACCGCCATAATTTGTCCAATACCGACACCTGCATCTACCATTTCTGTTGTGCCAGTACGACGCAGGTCAGATAGACGCAGGTCTCTTGACAGCCCAGCCCTGTTCATAAGTTCACGAGCATACTTTGGTAGCTTGAACTTGGAGTAAGGACGCATGGCTCCACCAATTGGGTTAGGCATGGGAGCAACGTATTCTTGCCAACCGAATGCTTCGTGCTGCTCTTTCAACATGGCAAACAACTCGTCGGATATAGGCAAGAACACTTCTGCCCTACGCTTTGACTGATCAATGTGTACAGTCTGCTTATCAAAATGTACACTTGACCACTGGAGTAGGCGTATGTCACCCAGACGTTGGCACCATTCGTATGCCATCTGAGCAATCAATCCTATGTTGCGTGTCTCCCAATCTGAATACGCAACTTCCAAGAACTTGTGTATATCTTCTTGGCTCCATACAATTCTACGGGGCTTGGTCGTACGTCTGGTGATCTTGTCAAATGGATTAGACTCTACGATCTCCATACGCACACCATGATTGAATACAATCTTAGCTGCAGTCATGGTATGGTTGCCGAAAGACACGCCACGATCACACCACTTGTCGTACGCTTTCTTGGCAGCGAGTGGTGCAATCCGTGATAGGCGTGTCCTTCCAAAATGTTCTGCCACAACGTCGATGTGGTAGTCATAACTCTTCTTAGTCTCCAGGCGTAATCCACTGTATTCTAACGATTTTCTATAGTCGTTAGCTAAGTCAAGAAATGTTTTCATAACCAACTCCTGTACACATGAAAGGCAAGTATGACTAGAATGTACACTGCTACAAAGTCAAGCATCAATCACACGAACTCAGGCGAGTGATCACAGCTATGTGAGCCTCTAGCTTTTCATCATAGTATGTACGGTTGAGACTGGTCATATACCCAAGAGGATGGTACATAGCAAAGTAATCTCTGATACGTTGATCCAGTTCCTCTTCGGTATACGCCATAAGTTTGACCTCTACTGCCAATCTTCAATCTCTACTTCACTGTCAACAAGATTGTTGCGAATGCCGTACCAGGCTATGTCGATACTGCGTAGGTCTCCATAACCAATGTCGCACAGTTCGGACATTGACGTACGAATACCTTGCCAAGCCCTCAGAAAATCTAGGATGGCTTGCTGTTGATCCACCGACATGGCAGACCAAGCCTGTGCTGCGTTCTCTTTACGCTGTTCCCAATCACTCATTGTCATTCTCCTCTCGTAATAGTTCTACATCATCATCGTCAAGCAACGTGAC